TCCATAACTGGTACTAATAAATCTAATCCTCTATGCGGAGTTGTATGATAGATTATATTAACACATTCTTTTGGATCTGGTTTCTCATGTTCTGCAATAGGTTCTATTGCATTTTGTAATACATGCATCTTACCAGCTGGGACACCAAGATAGTTTTCTATTTGTTGTCTCTGCCAATGTGATACACATACTATCCCTGCAAATCTATTCCAGCCGCCATCTTTTAGATGAGCCATTTCTGGATCTAAAGCTAAATCATGTACCCAGTAGATAGGTTTCTTATCATTATCTACACCTCTAAACCTTGAAGGTATAATTTGGAATTGTTCTAATAAGTTTCTAGGTAGTTTATCATACAGAGCATATTTCATTAGCTCTGTTCCACCCATGGCATCTTTATCTACTTCATTTGTTGGTGCATTTGGATCACCAAGTATGTTTAGTTTAACCATTCTCTTTCTGCCAAGCCACTAAATTATCATAACCACCAATAAGTTCTCCATTGAGAAATATCTGAGGCATAGTTCTTGCATTAGGATTCATTTCTAAGAGGTCTTGTTTGAAACTAGCACTTCTGCTAATGTTTCTTACTTCTACCTCTGATTCGTTTTGTAAAGCAAACTTTGCTTTATCACAGTACGGACAATTGTCCTTTGAAAATATTAACCACTTGTTCATAATAACTCCATTATAATTTATTTGCTATGATAAGTCAACAGCAAAAATCTTTTCTTTATCAACTTCTACTTGATCCAAGTCAAAGTTAATGCTTACTCCACATCCGCAAGATGATTGTTCTTTTGGATTAATGAATTTGAATATTTCATTTAGACCTTCTTTAACATAATCTAATTTCATACCTACTAAGTAAGGCACAGATACTTTATCTATAACAACGCCAAACTTCCCAAAATCAATATGCACATCATTGCTATCCCCATCATGGTTGACAGAATCAAAAATGTACTCGAAACCAGCACATCCTCCACCTGTAATACCGAGGCGTATATTCTTCCAGCCTTCTTTAGATTGTTTATAAAGTAATTGTGTAATTGCTTCATCAGTTAAGTCTATCATTACATTCCATTTTCTGGATATAGTTGATTGTGCTTCCTGTGTTTAGTTTTCTCTTCCCAATTCTCTATTGCTTTCTTAATACTATCTTCTGCTAATACTGAGCAATGCAATTTAATTGGAGGTAGCTCTAATGCTTCAGCTATATCTTTATCTTTTACTTGTTTAGCTTCTTCTATTGTTTTACCTTTTAACATCTCTACAAACATTGTAGATGATGCTATGGCTGATCCACAGCCATAAGTTTTAAACTTAACATCTTCTATTAATCCATCAATGTTTAGTTTAAGTTGTAGCTTCATAACATCACCACAAGCTGGTGCACCTGTCATTCCTGTTGCTACATTTGGATCGTTAGGATCAAATCGTCCTACAGAATGTGCTGCAGGATTGTTTAATACATCTTCGAATCTTTTTACGACCTTTTTACTATATGCCATTTAACCTATTAATCCAACACTCCTCAATATTGGTGCAAACTGTATATCAAACCAAGGTGTTAGGTTAAGTAAGAAAATAATACCATTAATAATTACAATCTTAACGCCTAAAATTATTAGTATGATATAAAGTATACATTTTAGTAAACCGTGTTTTCTATAAACGTCGGCAATCTTCTTCGCAATGGGCCATTCCCATTTACCATTCTTTATAAACATAATTTTTATATACTGATTGGTTCTACTTCTTTCCACTTGGTGTCATTGTACTGAGGATGGAACGTATCCATTCTTGCTTCACCTAGTGGACCAAATTCTTCTACATATTGTTTGTACACTACTGGTACTCCAATATTATAGGTATCTCTAACCTCTTGTATATCTCTTTCTAATAAAGATAAGTGAGGTTGGAAGAATAATTCTCTCGAACATTCTTTCGAAAGTTGAATACACTCTTTTCTAACTTTCCATGGAAGATTACTTTTTAACTTCCTAGCCATTTTCCAAGTACCAAAGAATGATACTAAACGAGGTGGCTTAAATCCTGATAGCTTAGCTGTGATCTCTTGGATCATTGCTTCGCCCATTGTGCATGTATCGTATCTGAATATTACATGCCATATGTCGTGAGCTAACAATAAGTGTCTTGATAAGTTAACTCTCATCTCATGTGCAAAATTATCATCTTGTATTTCGCCATGTTTGAATCTTTGATTGTATAGTTCTTCTATACCCCAGTTCTTAACTAGATTATAGTAGTGGGCACCTACCGTGTTAGGTGCCAGTGATTTTAAATAATCGAAATCCATCAAAGTCGGTACAACTACGTTATCAAAATTTTCTGGTGTAAAGTCTCCTCTACCCCAAATGATATCTCGTCCTGCTTTGGTCTTCCTATTATAGGCAGCCATCATAGGACCGAAAGGTATATTCAATTCACGGTACATATTGACTATATGGTCTAGTCTATGCTGACCATTAAAGTCTGCTTGCGCATCCTTGCTTAAACCTTGCTCTCCGTAGGTAGTCATTAAGTAATGACCTGTTTTGTATAACTTTTTAAGATTCCACATATTCTACTTCTCCGGTTGTACTATAGTCCAAACGCCGTATAATAGACCTGCCCAAGCAGCTAATACAGCTAAACCATCAAATAATAAAAATCCGCCACATATACCTACTAATGCAAGTCCATCAAGACTTGTTCTTTCGCTTATGCGACCTTTTATCCAATCTAACATAGATTTCTCCTTTATTATTCCCAAGGAAATACGATCCAATCGTTTTCCTTAGAAGTATTTATATGTTCTCCAGCGTAGTCTACTTCCATTACTGAGGAACGTTTACTTAGAAGAGTAGCAAATTTTGGATTCATATAAGCACGAGTATAAAATTGATTGTGTACCTCACGCAAAGTAGCTCCACTATCATTTATGTCGTCTATTATTAAAACTCTACTATATTTTTCTAATTGTTTCCAATTAAATTTAGTAGAGGGTGCTTTACCATCTCTAAGTGATATATTTAATGTATATAATTTAACATTAAACATATGTGAAAATTGAACAGCAGGAATTAACCCTCCACGAGTTAAACCTACTATTGCATCTGGCTCCCAATCACCAAGTTGGGAAGCGATACTAGAGACTAGCTCGTCGTAGTCGCTCCAACTTATGATTCTTCTTAGTTCTGCGGATTCGCTTGAAGCCATTTAAGGACTGCTTCTGGAGTACTTACAGTATAGCTGTCATCATCAGCCATATCTCTCATTTCAGGTTCTGCAAATACTTCGATTAC